ATCGTACTCTCCCGTGCCCGAGTTGTACGAGTAACCTGCAGTCGGTGAGCTAAAGCTGAAGGAAACCGGACCCCAAGCACTCGGAAGACCGTTGGTTTGGCCACCATTCGCCTGGAGCGTCGTCCCTGTAACCCAAGTGACTCGGACCGAGCCGATCGGCTCAACGGTCATGGTCGTACTGTAATAGTTGGAGCCTTCCTGGCGCTGCTCGTACCAGTAGTCGCCGCCGATGTTCTCATTCGAGACGATGTAGACCGATTGGCCCGGCGTGATGTCGTATGGGCTGCTCAGCGTGCCGTAGAGAAATTGCCCCGGCGTAGCGCCCGAACAGTTCACGGTCACCGAAGCGGCCGGAGGCTGCGTGAAATCAGTGCTGGTGTAGATGCCAAGCAGATGGGTCTGGCTGTTCCCGCTTACCACCCACCGGGCAAGGCGGGTGACGGTGACGTTCTCGCCTGCGAGGTTGGTGAATTTTAATCCGACGCCCGTCTTGTTATTCCGAAGCGTGCCGGAAAGCACGACGTCGCTCGCGAAGTCGGTGTCGGCGCACAGCACGCCCACCAGCGCCAGCAGGATGATGAAGAGCTTCGCTTTCATCAGCGCACGCGCCGGGCATTAATAGTTCCGTAGGCGCTGGCCGTTCCCGCGCTGAACTGACAATTGGCGTTGAGATATACTGAGGTCGTTCCTGAAAGCGAATAACGGCGCCTCGTAATGCTCAGAGTGGTACCACCGGTCACACCGGTACCGGTGATCCCGGAGTAAGCGATGGCATCATTGGCAACGCCTGTTCCGTTTGTGTAGAATCCGCCGTAGGCACCGGTAACTGTGGCACCGGTCCACGAGATGGTGACCATGCCCTGCACATCCCAGTCTCCCGCCGTAAGACTAATGCTCGTTACGTTTCCCGTCGAACCAGTGCTTAAGCTGACCGCTGAACCGCCAAGGATGGCCGACTCAACAAACTCGCCGATGCCGCCAGCTACCGCGTCGTCGTTTGTGGTGGTGCCGGTGATTGACGCATTGGACGTGTCAGCGTTGTTGCGAAACGAAATCGAGCCGTCGACGGTGGACTTGATTCGCGATCGAGTAGAGAACGCGAAAATGGACGATGCGCTGGCGGTAAACCCTCCTGAATTGGCGACGAAACTTCCGGAGGCCGCGGTAAAGGCGGCAGCATTGAATGTACCGCTGTCACTGAGCGTCGCGCGCGTGGTGATCGTTCCGCCGTTGACCTGGGACTGAAACAGCAGGTTGGTCGTCGGATTCGCTGCACCCTGCACCGGCTGGTTGAAAATGTACCAGTCAACCGCCTGGCTCGCCGCCGTGGCCGTCGTCTTCCAGCCTTGGCCGGTAAGTTGGATGGCCGGGGAATACGACTGGTTGCCCGAGGTCGCGGCCGTCGTGTTGGTGAGTAGGTAGCCGGTGCCCAGCGTGTTGGCCGCGAGGGTCGTCCGGGTGTGCGTCAGAGCCCCAGTGGTCTTGTTGATCGTAAGCCCCGCGTTGCCACCGAAGGCGCTGCTGTCGTTGTACTGGACGTAGGTATCGGAGCCCGCCGGGGTCCCGCCGCCGGCCGCAGCATTGCCGAGCGTCGACTGGATCTGAAAGTTCGTCCCGTCATAGACGAGGTCGACCACTTGGTTGACCAGGATGTCATTGTTCGCGAGGGTGGTCGTAACGCCACCGGCGACCTTCACGATCGTTTTTGCTCCGAGGCTGTTGACGTTGATCGACGCGGCGCCGGTATTCGCGGTGTTCGCGACGAATGTGACGTGCGTTCCGGTGGTATAGGACGACAGGGCTGGCGTGGCCGTACCGACGAAAGTGTCCGTGCTGCTCGATGAGAGCGCCACCAAGCGCGGGGCGCTCAGTTCCGTCGCGGTGTACCCGGCGGTTTTGGTCCAAACCGCCGATGAAGTGGTATTCGACGCGCAGTAGAAGAGCGCACCGCTGGTGGAATTGCGCCATACGCTACCGACCTGGTAGCCGTCGGCCGCATCGTCACCCGTGGTGGGATCGGTCGTCGTCGAGTTGTCCAGCCTGTCGACGCTCAGTTCCCAGGCGTTCGTCGCGGTCTTTAGCAGCGAAGCGTAGTGACCGGTCGCACCAATCACGAGGGTGCCCGATCGCTGGGTGATCGTGACGCCGCCGGCGGCCGCGATTGAGACGGCGCCAGCGCCATCCTGTCGGACCCAGACCCGGGTGCCGACGTCGTAGGCGACCGAGGCATTTGCGGGAACGGTGATGGTCTTGGCGGTGGCCGCATTAAGCGCGACGATTTGCTGCGAATCTCCGAAAACGAGGGTGTAGTTGTCCGTCTGGGGGTTTGTGCCGATTGTCGCGCCGCTGCCGGCGATCTGGAACTGGACCTTCTGGCTCCAAATCCCACTCTCCTTGCTATAGACATAGCCGGAGTCGGTCTTGATGTACGAATCACCATCCGATCCGCCGGATGGTTCATCCGTCCCGAAAGTCAGGGAGTGCCCGCCATCTCCGCCCCCGACCAAGATCCACGTGTGCGGCGCGCGGCCGGTGCCGGTGTAGACGTAGAAGTCCGTCCCGTCGGTGGCGAAGTCGCCTGGCTGGCCGGGCGCCGTCAGGCTGTCCGGCACCGGCATCAGCCGGCACTGCTCGGAAACAGGCTTCGAGGAGGCAGGGCGTGACAGGCCTTGCCCCCACGCGATTGAAGGCAGCAGCGCGCCCACGAGGAGCAGCGCGGCGACCATGGTGTAGTGGCGCACGGGCTTCATGGGCGCTGGGCCTTACGGCACGATGCTGGTGACGTTGCTCGAGTGCTTCAGGAGCCACTTCGTCCCGCGCGCGATGATGGTGATCGACGACCCCTTGAAGGCCGTGAACGTCACCGTCTGATTGGCGCCAGTGGTACCGTCCAAGAGCGTGGAACCCGTGAAGGTGACGACGTGGGCGAAGTCGGTGTTCGTGATGATGGTCATCTCGGTACCCTCGATTGCCGCGGTCGGCGCGGCGACGGTCATGGCGGCCGCGGACGTTTTCTCGAGGACATGGTAGCCGGACGTGAGGGCGATGGCGCCGTTGGCCGTGTAGGCGGTCTCCGGCTGGCGGAAAACCGGCTGCTGGGCGGCGATGAGGTCGCCGGCCGAATTGAACATGAGAACGGCGCCGGCGAGCCGCGCAAGATACCGGATGATGTCGGTCTTTTTGAGGGTCTTCTTGACCTGGATCGCGCCTTCGCTGGAATCTTTGCTGAGGAGTGAGGAGGACATGGGAGTGCGGAGTTGAGTGGTTGGGTGAGGAAGTGCGCCGAGGATGCCATGCCCCCCATTTCCCACCCGGTTGCATTATTCCTTCTTCCGATTCTCGAGCCTCTGGAGTTCGTTCTCCGCCTGGACGATCATGCTTTGGAGCATCTTTTCCGGCGTGAATCCCTCGGTGAGCACCTTCCTGGCGTTCACGAGAGTCGCCCGCTCCTCATGGCTGGTCTTCGGGTCGAAAATCTTGTCCTCGATCTGCATCCGGATGACCTCAAGGAACCGGTTGCAATAGATCGGCCAGCCGGTGGTCCCGCCCAGCCCGCGCAGAGCCAGCAACCGCGACTTGGGGTTCGTCTGCGTGTTATCCTCCATTGGCGGCGGTCGGGGGTTGGGCTGCGCCGGCAAAAGGAACCACCTTGTCCGAACCGGCCTCGCCGGCTGGCGCTTGCGTCTCGGTACCCGGGGCGGCCGTCGGCGCCGGCGGCATGGTCGGGGTGGCCGGGACGCTCACGACCGCGCCGGTCATTGGGTCGACCGTGGTGATCATCGGGATCGGAAGCAGCGAATCCACGTCGTCGTGGCCGAGCGTGAACAGGATCTCCTTCATCACCGGGCGGATGATGGCCTGCATCTGCGGCACGGCCGCGTAGGCCATGTAGTCCTTCACGGTCTGGAGCGTGAGCTGCTGTTTCTGGAGGGTCGCCGTGGTGTCGTCCGAGCCGACGATGAGCTTCGCGTTGACGACGAAGTCCCGCACCGAATCCGACGTGATAAACCCCATCTGGGTGCGATCGCCCTCGAGGTACGTGAAAACCTCCTGCTCATTCATCGTCGCGAGCGCGATTTGCACCAGCTTCGTCAGGTGGTCCTCAACGCCGACGATCGTGCGCCGGCTCCAACGCTTCGAGAGCTTCGACGCCTCCTTGAGTGCCGCCTCCTGGCCGCCAAGCGTGGTGTTCTGGGGGACGTTCGAGTAGTCGCCTCGGGCGATGTTCGAGATTCCCAGCCAGAAATTCACCCACTCGATCGCCTTGGAAATGAGTTCCTGCGTATCCAGGTCGGCGTTCGGGAAAACGAAGGCCTGCAGCCAGTCCTGGATCTGCTTGCCGTTCTCGAGCGTCATCACGTCGAACGGCTTGAGGTCGTAGAACGACTTCTTCTCCTGAATCGCATCCGGGTTTTGCGCGAGGATGGGGTTGGCGTTGATCGAGTTCCGGAAGGAGTGGCGGTTCCACTGGAGGTCCACGTACTTCTGGAAGGGCTCCATCATCTCAGGGATGCTCTTGCCCCACCAATACTGCTTGGTCTTGCCGATCGCCGTGACGGTGTAGGGGTGGCGGCCGTTCGGGGTGACCTTCTTCTGGTACTCGTAGTCGATCAGGGTCTCCGACTTCTTGTCGTACCACAGAACAACGCGCTGGGGGCTCCCCCACTCCAGGATGTCGCGCTCGAGCCAAATCTCCACGATGCCGAAAGAGGCGCTGTCCATGTCGAAGGCCTTGTTCTCCCGGCCGGCCTTCTTGCGCTCGTCGTCGGTTTTCCGGTCCGCGCGCTGGCTCTTGATCTTCGCCTCGAACTCCGACCACTTCGCCCAAGGGCGATCGAGGAAGCGTCCCTTCACCCAATGCGTCGGCTTGTCGTAATACTCGGCGATGATGTCCGCCTCGTCGACAGAGCGGGCATCCGACGGGATCCGGATGCAATCGCTGTCCACCTCGCGCGAGCGCGGACCGGAGTAGTGGACGTCCTTGAACCGGATCGGCTTTTTGAGCGGCGCGTAGTAGTAGCGCGTGGGCTCGGCGGGGTCCAATTCCACGGTCGGATCCACCTCGAGGACCATCACCTCGCGCTGGGTCACTGGGTTCACCATCGGGATGAACTTGTCGCGGCCCTCGATGACGTACCCGTGGTTGAGGATTTGGACCGGCTGCTGGTCCTTCTGCGCGTGCAGGACCGGGACGTCGCTCTCCTCCCAGGTGTCGATGTCCTCGTCGTAGATGGCCTTGAGGAAGAGCGCGCGGTGCCGGAACAGCGAATGGAGCGAGTCGAGGATGTCCTTGTCGACCTTCCCCAGCTTGAAGAGCTTGTACTGGGAGTAGCGATCGAGGCCGCGGGCGGTGGCCTGGTCGGCCGGGCCCTCCGGGGCGAACGACGAGAACGGCTTGCGGCCGAACAACTCCTCCTCGGTCCGCGCCTCGAAGTGGTCGACCACGTAGCAGGTCAGCGGCACCGGCATGTTGGACTCGGCGTAAACCGTTCCGGCCTTGGCCCGTTCCTCCTTGGCGTTCTCGTAGTCGCGGTCGCTCTGCTTGTCCGCTTTGATGCGTTCACGGTTGTCCCCGTCCAACTCGACCAACCGCTTCTTCAGGTAGGTGATGAGCTTGGTTTCCTGCGCTTGGGACAGGCGAAGATGCCATGGCCTACACCATGCCCGAGACCCCGAAAAGGGGGGCGGTTGCATTTCCTGCCCTACCTACCGGCCGAACGGGTTGTAGAGGATCGGCCGCGGGCGGTTAGGCGCGCGCCGGACAGCCTGCTCGGCCAGGCGGTTCTTCTGCTCCTCGATCAGCGCCAGGGCCGTCCGCTTCTGGTCCGCCGTCATGGTACGGTCCTCGTGGATCTGCCGTTCCCGGCGCCGGATGGCGGTCAGGGCCTTGTTGGTGGCGGTCGCGACGGGCCCGTAGGCGATCATGCCCCGGTTCTCTTGGGCGACGGCGTTGGCCTGCAGGACGTCACCCTGCTCGCGGAGAGTCTTCACCTTCGTCTCCAACTGCTCGATGTCGCTGTGCAGGTCGTAGAACTCGGACACGTACTTGTTGTCGCGCAGGTCGCTTTCCGGCGAGAACCGGCGCATCAGCCAATAGTCGCCCATCTTCGCGGCCGGCTGCTCCGGGTAGTCGTTGGCCGCGCGCACCACGGCGTCGCCGGCGTCCATCGCGTACATGCCCAGGGAGCCAAAATAGCCGCGGACGAGGAAGTCCAAGGTCTTCGGGGAGCGCAGCCAGGATGGCGCGCTGTCCGGCATGCCCTCGGCGATTTCCCGGGACACGGCCGACGTGTAGGCGTTGAACTGCTGCTCGGGCGGCTTGTACTCGTCGCCGCGGCTGATGATCTTGCCGCCCGTGAGCATGTTCATGTTCATCGCGCGCTCGGCCAGAGGCTTGATGGCCTGCGGGAGCGGGTTCATCGCGAAGGTGTCGCCGATCATCGACAGCATCCGGCGGGCGAACAGGCGGCTGTCGCCGTCCTTGGCCAAGAACTGCATCATGCGCTCGGGCATCGTGGAGAAGATTTGCCCCACCTCGAACGGCTTCGGGATGCGAATGTGCCGGCCGCCCGGCCACATGTGGTAGTAGAGGTCGCGGTCCCACTCGGGCAGTTCCCAGTAGCGATCGTCGTCCCAGTTCGCCGCCATCAGGGCCAGCGTCGCGCCCATGATCATGGCGCCGTGGGTCGCTACCCGCTTCGGGTCGTTCATCAGCCCGCGGCCGAGGCGGTAGAGGCCTTGGATGCGCGCGTTCATAAACGGCACGGTGTCGAGGAAGAACGCCAGCGCCTTGCTGTCGCCGCGCAGGCCGAAGTCCATGATGTCGAGCGCTTGGAAAGCGGCTTCCGCCGGGCTCGCGCCGGCCTTGGTCGCCGCCTCCGCGATCGCCACCCGGTTGGCGTTTTCCGTCGCGCGACCGAGGTCGCGGTACATGCGCGCCAGCTTGGCCGGGGTGTCGATGATGGAGTTCAGGAAGCCGTCGCGCTGCTCGCGGGTCATCCGCAGAAAAGCCTGGCGGACCTCGCTCTCGCGCATGTTGTTGTAGTGGCCGGTGCCACCGCCGGCGGCGAGGATGGCGAGCTTCGCCGGGTCATTCCGCAGCGACTTCACGAAGCCGCGCATGGCGTCCCAGCCCGGCTTGATCGGGTTGTCGGAAATCACCCAAGACGAAAGGGAGTCGCGGATGGTGTTCGCAGCCATGAACGCCGGATCCAGCGTGACCAGACTGGTCAGGGCCTTCTTCGGCGCCATGAGCATCTTCATCCACCACGAATGGCGGTCGGGGCCCATCGCGAGGATGGAGCGCAGGAGCGGCTTGTCCTTCACGCGGTAGTAGGTCGGCTTGCCGTTGTTCATCGCCGAGACGACGTCCTTGCCCTCCGGCGCGCGCATGCGCCAGAAGGTGACGATCTCGTCCAGCTCGGCCTCGGACAGGGAACTGACGTCAACACCGGCCGCCTCGAGCCGCTGGAGCGTTTCCTCCACGGTGGTTTTGAACGGAACGGCCTTGTACGGGATCCGGACCATCAGGTCGTTGTTCTGGTCGGCCAGGTCGGCGATCCGCTGCATCGCGATGTTCTTGAACGAGGCGTCTACCATCTGCTCGATGTTGCGGAAAATGTTCTCGAGAATGGCCACCTGTTCGGGCGCACCCTTGAGCCGGCGGACGCCGGAGCGCTGGCCGGAGAACCCGCGGCGCGCGCGCGGACCGTTCGCGTTGCCGTCGAGCGCGTCGACGATGCGGTAGAACGGCACGTAGTCGCTGCGCTCCCACATGGCACGCCGAGCCGGGTCGATCAGGCCGGCGGCCGTGGCGACGTCCAAGACCGACTTCTGGAAGGCGACGTACTCCTGGCGGACCTGCTCAAACTCGGGGTACTGCTCGCCGAGCTTCAAGAGTTCGTCGATCTCCTGCTGGGCGCGCGCCTTGTCCCACGTCCACGTCTGCGTGGCCTGGTCGAACTGCTTGCCGAAGTTCTTTTCGCGCCCCTCCTTCAGGAGGTTGTTCGCGCGGTAGGCGGCGACGTAACCCTCCCATAGCCGGAGCCGGCCGCTTTCGACGATCGGCTTGAGGATGTCCACGAGGCCCTTGG